CCAGATGCAAGACCACCCACATTTGTATCGGTATTAAATGCACCAGTACCTGGAGTGTATGTTATTTTAGATGCAGGAGTACAGTAAGAAGCAATACTAATATTGTCAAAGAATGGATAGAAACGAGTACCTGGTTTTAATTTCTGTACTTGAATTAAAACATTTCTAGATCTAATGTAAGGAATTGCAGCAGTTGAAAGAACACGATCTCCAACTACTTGTCTATCAATTTTTGTAACTAATGATGTTTTAACACCAGTTCTTGATTGCCCAACTTGTGTTGCTGTAGATTCTACAGTAATCTGACGAGCATTACCCCAGTCTGTAATACCAAATCTAGCTTGAACTTCTGCTTGTGATAAACGAACATCACCAAAACCAGATGCCCAATTAGATCCAAATGTAAATTGAGTACGACCAGTATTTACACTTGCACCAGACCAACTATTTTGCCATGCATTCCATACAGTGCCAAGAACACCTCGTCTTTCAGCAATATTTTTAATTGTGCTATAATTACCTTCAACATCAATAACTAAATCTGGGCGACGATCGACTTCAAACCAGTCATCAGATGATGGGTTAATTTTAACATCACCTAAGAAAGTAAATACTGCAAATGGATTAATGTTTTCTAAACGAGAAGCATATGGTTGTGTTATAAGAGCCACATGTTCTACAAGAGGTAAAGTAATAACATCACCGTATAACTTATAGTTACTTGACGAACGAGATGCGTCACTAGAATTCTTTTCTAGTAAATTAACATTATTCATTGAGTAGAATGGACGAAGTTCTGCTCTTTCCATATCAATAGAGCAAATATAGTCTGGTGAAAGGCTATCACCAGTATTATGTCCTGTAAATCCATCTACAATAAATCCATTTTTAAATCTAGAGTCACCATTAGAATCAATAATATCAAGAGATTCAGTTTGTTGTTCTAGTAAAGATAGCGATGTGTAGTATTCTAGATTGTCAATACGCTTTTCAAGTTTTCCAATATCACGCATTGTATATCGTTTATTGTCAATGCGACCAACTTGAATATTATTACTATTTGTTCCAAAAGTATATGGCTCAAGAGTTAAGTTATATAAAACTAAACCAAGTGCTGGATCTAATGGCTCTCCTGGATTTAATGATGAGACACCATCAACAGCAAAGAAGTTACCACCAAAATCTACAGCAACTTTAGATTTGCGTGCCAAGTAGTATGTAAAGTCTGTAACAATATCAATACCACGCTTAGGCATTAATGATGTAGAAGATCCAGTTCCAGAAAAACTAGTGCCAGCATCATCAATTCTTGGGCGGAAATCAATACAATCTCTTAATGCTTGTCCTTGGAAATATGGAATTGCTTTGTAATCCACATTTGCGGGATATGAATTTACTGTGAAGTAATCACCAGTTGAATGTGTAAAGTAATCAAATGTTACTTCAATAGGTGCTTCTGGTGGAGCATATGAATTTTTAAGAACTAATCTTGCTTGATCATAATGAGTAGATCTTTGACCACTATCAAAATCATAACGATCTGAAATGTCAATAGAATATGTTGCACCTGGAGACGAAAATGTTCCAGATTTCATCTTAACAGATATTAATCTATAACCATCAGCAAACCCTAATAAAAGAGTAGAATTTTGAGCAGTTGCTTGAGTGGTAAATGTTGTAGTAGCAGAAGAAACTAAAGTTTTAGATTTTTCTGTTAAAACAGCACCACTTTTATTAACAGCTGCAATAACCATCATTGATCTACCAGAATATGTAGAACCAAGATCAAATGTTACACTAGATCCTGATGGTGTAATTCCAGTAGGTAATACGATAGCACCACCAGCAGTTGCATCATTATCAACAACAATATAATTGTCTGTCTCGGCAGCAGAAGCCATATTACCAGACGCTGTTGATACTGTTAATTGAGGTGAACCTGATACTGTTGCAGTGCCAGAAAACTTTTCATACACAGTGTAAACTGTGTCATTGGCTAATAGTGCTGAACGAACATCTTTAATTGCATAATAAGGTAATGGGAAAATTAACGATGTGTGTTCTGGTTCTTTAATTTCAGTTGAAACTCTATCAATAGTAGAACCAGTGATAGTAATAGAACTATCAACAGTCATAGAAACTTGTGAAGCAATCGCTGTAATACGACGCTTACTTCCACCAAATGATACTACATCACCAACTATAAAATCAGTTTGGAAAGAAGTACCATTACCAGTAATTGTAGTAGAAGATGATGCTGTAGCAGAGCCAATCAAACGAGTTAAAACAGGTTCAATATCTGCAGAGAAAGAAAGATTTGCATCGCTTGATACATTAAAGAAAGCAGATTTAACTTTACGATTAAAGTCGAAAGTGCCGTTCATTTTAATGTCAAACAAACCTAATTTGTAAATTGCAGCTTGTGTACCGATTGTTCCATTGTGCCATTCTAGTAAACGAACACGAGCAGTTCCAACTGCTGTAGCACTTGCAGGGGCAGTACCAACAGATGAAGTTAATCTATCATAGAGAGTTACTTCACCAAAAGTATCTACTGGTGGTAAACTGTTTACATTAGTTACTAGTAAATAATTTCCTACAGTAGAAGGAATGTAAGCATTTTCTACTTGAACAAATTCACGAGATTTTTCAACAGGAACATATTCAGTTGAAATCTTTTCGATTTCATAACCTTGAACATATGCTTTTCCTGGCTCTAAACCAATAGCAAGTTTTGCTTCTGCTGTTTGATTTTGAAGAAGTGTGTCAGAATTTCCTGGAGCATAGATGCCACGATTGTAATATGGAGTTGTTGTATATTCCCACTGAACACCAGTATTACCTGGACCATCATAAACTGCACCTGCAGTATGAGATGGAGGAGTACTTGATGAAGAAGTTGCACTGTTTCTGGCAACATAAATGTTACCACCACGAGTTACCACATCTCCTGTTAGATAAACTCTGCTTGATGCCCATGCACCACGATTGTTATCTCTGTATTCACGAATATCAATTTCAAAGTTTTTAACAGTATAGTTACCAGACTCATCATATGTACGACGAGCAAATGTTTCTTCTAATACTGAGTATTCTGTTCTACGAACTTCACGCTTAACTTGACCATCGCCAGTGCGAAGCAGTTCAATAAAATCTGTATCTGCAGTGCTTCCTTCAGTTAGTTTAGTTAATGTTGCAACTATGCTATAACGATGAGCACCTGGAGCTGCATAGTTAAATGAATTTTGAGCATTATCAAATAATGTTTCGTCTTCTTCTGCAGTAACAATAGATTCTTCACACAACAAACCAATACGATATGATGGAGTGTTTGTATATTTGTCAAGAATAATTGTTTGTGGTTCTACGAGAACGAAGTGCCCTTTAATATAATAAACACCAAGTTCGATTGTTGCAATAGAACCTTTACCAACTGGACCTGATGCTAGTGCTTGAACAGTATATGTTGTGTCTACATCGGAAATTACATCACCAGCAGCAAAGACCTTTTCTGTTGTGCTAGTTCCTGAATTTTTGTAGCGAACAAATAATGTTGCTGGATCTGCACCTGCAGATTTTGAGTAGTAAATAACTTCTGCTTGAAGACCAGTTGCATTTTCAATTGTTAACCCAACTAAATTTGCAATAATTGTATCAGTCTGAACAGATGAATATGAAGATTCTAATTTTACATAACCAATATCTGTATCAATAGATGCCTGTCCAGGAATGACCATTGCACCCTCTTTAAATACATGGTCACCAAAACGAGAAATCTGATTTTGCAGAATAGTCTGCATTTGAGTGAGTTCTCGTGCTTGCACAGCATACGATGGGCGATAAAGAATTCGATAGAATTTTTTGCCTTCATCGAAGTCATCATAATATGGTTCGGTATTAAAGTTAATAGCCATTCTTTGTTCTTCTCTCGGTTAGTTCTCTATATTTATGTTAGAATCTAATAATAGTTCTAAGAGTAACAGTTTCTTCATCTGACGGAGTAAATCCAGCTTTATTATCAATAAACATCAGCTGACCAGAATATTTATCCACTGTTGGATTAGATACTGAAGATGATGTAAAAGTTTGACCAGCATCGTTTTCAAAAATATCATTAGTTACAGGAACATCATTATCTAAAGATTGTAAAAGTGCTGCGGTAGAAGTTGAAGAAACTACACGATATCTTCTGTAAAAAGTAGTTCCACTTATAACTCTGGCTACTTCAAGATCTGTATCTTTCGGAAAAAATGTAGTATTAATAGCACCTTGCACTAAGAAACATCCAGATCCTAATACTCCTTGGAAACGAGTGTTTGCTCCGTAGGCTCTTGGATTTTTAATAATACCCAATTGACGATAGTCGTTATTTACTTCAAGTCCTTGGTTTAAGTCATTAGATACATTTGAATAAAACATTAATGTTCTAGAAAATAGTTCATCTGGAGAATTTTTACCATGACCACCAAATGGAGCCATAATTGCTCTTGCTCTACCACCCTTACCATTTCCAGTAATCACTATGTTAGCAAAAGTATATCCAGATCCTGGATTTGTTATATTAATTTTAGTTAAACGACCAGTTGCAGTATTAATAGTAGCTGTGGCAGTCGCACCTGTTCCGTCTCCCTGTATTGAAACAGTCGCTACACCATAACCATACCCACCAGAAATTAGTTTAATTGCATTAATAGTTCCAGCTGTAGTTAAAATTTCATTATTGGCTTGCAGTGATGCAATGTTACCAACATTTAAATCTGGAATTAAAATAGCACCTGTACCAGTTCCTGATACAGCAATAGTTGCTGTGCTATATCCAATACCACTATTTTCAATAGTCACACCAGTAATCTGTCCACCATCAAGAATAGGATAAAGTTTTGCTTCTGATTTAGAAACATTAACTGCTGCGATAGCACCAGATCCACTTCCACCACTAAACGAAACTGTAGGAACATTTGAATATCCTGCACCAAATCTACGAACAACTGAACCAGTCGCTGGAGTTCCAGCATATGCTACGGTAGCAGATCCATTAGAAGCTGAACCTGATGTATGTGTAGGTGCAGTTCCACTAGTAGTTCCAGCACCTGTAATAGTATAAAGTCTATTGGAAACAAAATATTGTTCACCAACTAAAACTGCAGTGGATAATGGAAACGCAGTTCCAAATGTTACTGTTGGATCACTGGTATAATTATCTCCTGGATTTGTTACCGTTACATATAAAACAGAACCAGTCACAGCATTCATCTTAGCGGATGCCACTGCAGATGATCCACCTCCACCAGAGAATGTAATTGCTGGTGCTGTGGTGTATCCAGATCCACCAGAGTTTAAATTTATTTCTCTAACTGCACCAGTTAAACTTACTGATGCGACACTTTGTCGTGAAGTATTAGAATATGTTAATCCTGTAGGTGTTCCAGCAGTAGTAACAATTGCTGTATCTCCAGTAGTGGTTAAAGTAAACCCTGTAACAGAAGATCCAGAACCAGTAATAGCAGAAACCTTATATGTAGTTGGATTTGAGTACCCAGTAATGCTACCAGTGCCACCAAATGTTCCAGAAATAGCAATTAAATTACCCACTGCTATTGTAGTAGCAGTACAAGTAAACTGACCCCCAGTGCCAGAAATAGCAACACCAGAAATAGTTGGTGTAGTCATTGCTACACTTCCCTTTGCTCTAGTTCCAACAAATTTTAATGCAGCAGTTCCATTTTGAACTGTACCTAATCTATGAGTTGGTTCGGAAGAAGATAAAGTTCCTGGTGATACAATCTCATAAAAATCAAATACGCTATTGTAAATTCTTTGTCCAAGAAATACTGTGGCTCCAGAAATAAATGAAGAAGCGTCAGAAACTGGATCACTAAAGGTTGCTGTTGGAGCAGAAGAATAATTAGTACCAGCTGTAGATACAGTAATCCCAGTTACAAAAATTGGATCTTCTACACGATACCCATCACCTGTTACTGTTAGAGTTGCTGTGGTATAACCAGATCCTTTATTATTAATAATTACACTATCAACAGTACCATTAGAATAAAATTGATTAGTTAAAGCAGAAACTACAGGAATTTGTTGATCGTTTAGAAATTTACTTCTTAAATTAATCGGAACATTATACATGTACTTCCAAATATAACCATCTGATGTTAAAATTGGAGATACAGAAGTTCCAGTAGGTTTAATTGTTGATG